CAACTTACGCTTCTAACTTAGTATTCGGTACTGACTTACAATCAGACTTAGATAACATAGAAGCATGGTATTCAAAAGACGATAGAGTTTGGAGATTGTTTGGTGCTTTCAGAGCAGGTGTTGCTGTGAAATTCATTGACCATGTAGTACAATACACTAACGCTTAATTATTAACTAAGGGAGTGTAACAACTCCCTTTTAAAATTTTAAAACATGCCTTGTAATATTATTGAAGGATTAACATTAGACTGCCGCCAAGGTGCGGGTGGTGTAAAGAAAATATATCTTACAGAGTTTGCCAATGTTTCAACGATTACAAGTTCATCAGGTCAAGTTAGCGGTATCACAATGGTAGCAGGAAAAAAATTCTGGACTGTTGAAGTTGAATTAGAAGATGCGCAATTTGATGAGAATGCGACTGTAAGTATTGAAAACGGTACAACTTTTTATGAGCAAAGTTTAGTTTTTTCAGTTTATAAAATGACTGCAAAAAATAGAAACATTGTTCGTTTACTAACACAAAACAGATTGATGGTTATTGTTCAAGATGCAGATGATGTTTATCACTTAGCAGGTGAAACAAGAGCGATGCATTTAACAGCAGGAACTTCATCAACTGGCAAAGCAATGGGCGATAAAAATGGCTACTCAATTACTTTAACTGGCAAAGAGCCTTTGCCAAGTAATAAAGTAAATTCGGGTGTGATTTCAGGCATCATATAATTCCCCAGTTCGTTTGATTTGATTTCGGAGGGTTGCAGAAATGCAACCTTTCGTTTTTATGGTACTTTGTAAAATATGCAAATAATAAATAAAGGGCAAAACAATTTCTTAGTATTTACCTTAACAGAAAAGGTTACTTTAAGCAATCCTTACTATTTATTTTCATTTAAACATCAGGTGTTAATGAGTTCAGTAAATTTCATTGCAAGTGATGTAAGTTCGTTTACAACACGTTTCAATAAATTTTTAATAACTGAAACAACGGGAGTTACTAATTTAACAAGCGGAATTGTATCTTTGCCTGAAACAGGATTTTATGAATATTCAATTTATGAGCAAACAAGTTCAAGTAATTTAAATACAGATAATGCAACGGGCTTACTTGAAATAGGAATGGTAAAAGTTGAAAGTCCTATCCCTGTTATTAATGCTTATGATAATCAAAATAAAACGATTATAACCTATGGAGAATAATATATACGATGTAATTAACCTTAAACTACAAGCTCATAAAACGCCTGTATTTAAAGAAGAAAAATCAAAAGACTGGGTAATTTATGGAACAGATAAAGAAGGCGGTTATTATAACAATTATCCATCTTATTTGCTTTATTTATATAATCGTAGTTCTAAACATAACGCTTTTATTAATGGTAAGGTATTATATATTTGCGGTGCTGGTGTTGGTTTTGATAGTACTGATTTATCAATTCAGGATATAGCAATAGCAAATGATTTTTTAAATAAAGAGAATACAAACTTTGATACTTTAAAAGATATTGTAAAAAAATGTGTTTTAGATAAAAAATTGTTTGGAGGTTATTATTTAGAAGTTATTTGGAATAAAGCAGGTAACAACTTTGAGTTATTACATTTTCCTTATAACAATTTAAGAAAGGCAAAAGATGCGGATGGGTATTGGTATTCAAAAGATTGGAGCCAACAAAAGCAAAGCCCTGAACAAACAGATTTAGAATATATTCCTTTATTTGACCCGAACAAACCAAATGCAAGACAAGTATTTGTTTCAAAAGAATATAGACCCGATTTGGATGCCTATCCTTTGCCTGACTATGTAGCAAGTGCGGTTTATGCAGAAGTTGATGTTGAGCTTTCTAATTACCGTTTAAATGCGATTAAGAGTGGTTTTAATGCAGGTACTATTTTAAACTTTTCAAATGGCAGACCAACCGAAGAAGAGAAAGAAGAAATAGAAGCAAGACTAAAAGAGAAGTTTACAGGAACTGATAGAGCAAACAGCTTACTAATTTCATTTAGTGGAAATAGGGATTCAGCTCCAACAATTGAACATTTAACGCCTCAAAATGTTGATGCGCAATTAACAGAATTAAACGACCAAGTAATACAAGAGTTAATTATAGGTCACCACATTCCTAACCCTATGTTAGTTGGAATTAAAACAGCAGGTGAGTTAGGAACTAAAGACCAGATAAATGATAGTTATGAGTTATATAAAAATACTTATATAATCCCTAATCAAAAAGAAATAGAAAAAGACTTTAACTATCTTTTAAAATTAAAAGGATTTTCAAATCGTATTTACTTAAAAGAGTTAGACCCTATCGAAGAGCAGTTACCTATTGAAGAAAAAATTAAGGTAATGACTAAAAACGAAGTTCGTGAAATGTACGGTTTGCCTCCATTAGAAGAAGAGGTTAAGCCGATAGTATCAAGTGCAATTCACAGATTTGAAGACCAAATATGCGACCATTCATTTGCATCCGAAAGTGAAATTGATGAAGTAATTGAGATATTTAAAATGTTTGGGGACGATAGAGAAAACTACGAAGTGATTGAGCAAACATTCATGAATGAAGATAATCGCTTTGAGTTTGCAGTTGATGTAAGTCCATTAAGCAAACAAATTAAAAGAGACATTGTAGGCTTATTAGATAAAGACCCATTAATGGATAATAAGACAATTGCAGATACTTTAAGAATAAAAGAAGATAGAGTAGCTGACTTAATCCAAGACATGGTAAAAGAAGAGCTAATCAAAGTAAAAGAAACAACCACAGGCGGTCAAAAAAAAGCGATTAGAGTACCTTCAACTGCTGCAATTAGAACATCAAATAAATTAGGCACAGATACCGAAGATTACAAAATAATGTACACTTACGAATGGAGAGCAGGTGTTAAGCCTGACAAAAGAAATTCACGTGAGTTTTGTGTAAAGTTATTGGATGCAAATAAAATGTATTCGAGAGCGCAAATTGAGCAAATTAGTAAAATAGTAGGTTATGATGTTTGGAATTATCGTGGCGGTTGGTGGACCAGAAAAGGCGGTCAAACACGTACACCTTTTTGCAGACATATTTGGAGCGCAAATGTTGTAAAAATTAAAAAATAAAACATGGCAACAGTATTACTTTTAACAGCAACATACATTAAGGACTATACATTTATAGACCCTAATGTTGATGAAAAATATATTCGTATATCGATTGAGGAAGCTCAAAAGATACATATTAGAAATTACATTGGTTCGGGATTATACGATGAAATAATTAACCAAGTAAGCACAAACACATTAACGGCTTTAAATACAGATTTATTAGATAACTATATTATACCAGCTTTAAAATGGTGGGTAATGGTTGAGGCTGCTCCATTCTTAACTTATAAGGTAACTAATAAAAATATTGTAAAAAAGAATAGCGATAACAGTACGGGAGTTGATTTTAACGAACTTAACTCATTTATGAATTTAGTTACTGACAAAGCTCAATACCATACTAAAAGATTAATTGATTTCTTATTTGAGTATTCGGACCAGTATCCGTTATATGATAACCCTGGCGATGGATTTAATGTAATTTATCCGCAAGGTTATTCATACGAAGAAAGTATTTATTTAGGTCGTAACCGTTCAGTATTTAGCTATGAAGAAAAATTTGAAAAAAGAAAACGTTACTAAAAAGAGTGGATATAAGCTCTTTAACAAAATTGAAATACTTAAAAAATTTTTGAATGATAACGTTAAACCAAATAATAAAAAACCTAAATAATATTGCGAATGCGCATTATCAAATTAATTCATTTGGTAATGGCAGTGTGATTGAATTTGCAACAAGTGGGATTACAAACTATCCTGCTATGTGGGTTGATTATGAGCCACCACAATTACAAGGCAATGCATTTCAAAATGTTTTGCGTATCTATATAATGGATAGGTTAATTAAAGGAAAGAAAAACGAACTCGAATTATTTAGTGATATTCAACAAATATGTTTAGATATTATTGCGCAGCTTAACTCAACTATTTATGGTTGGAAGTTAGTAAGTGATAATATTACTTTAAACCCATTTAGTGAACCACGATTTGATGATGAAGATGCAGGTTATTATTTTGATGTTACATTAAAAGTACCTTTTACATTTGATAGATGCCAAATACCATTTGATTCAAATATAACGAACCCAAGTGTATCGAGTGGACTTGTAACCATAGTAAACCAAAATGGAACGGTTATAACGACTTTAAAAGGCGGTGAAACATATACAGTAATTCAAGTTAGTGCAATAGATGGGGGAGCTTCAAATACAACTTATACAAATTCGATAATACAAGCATGAGTACAATAACAGCGCAAATACAATTAAGAAGAGATACATCTGCAAATTGGACTAATAACAACCCTGTTTTATTAGCAGGTGAAATAGCTTTAACTACTGATGTATTTTATACAGGCACTGACCAACCGAGACAAAAAATAGGCAATGGAGTTGATACATGGTTAAATTTAGATTATATTCCTGAAGGTGGCGGTACAAGTTATCCTGAAAATCTTTACTTAACCGTTGTAAATAAAACAGGTGATAATTTATTAGCAAGTGGATATAAAGTTTTAAAAGTACAAACAGCACAAGGGCAAAGGCTAGCAGTTGATTATGCTTTGGCTGATAGTGATGCAAATAGTGCTGATACTATTGGAGTAGTTTATGAAAATATAAATAATAACCAAACAGGAAAAATAGTTGTTATTGGAGAATTAACAGGATTAGATACAACTGGAGATGTACAAGGTGAAACATGGACTGATGGTGATTTATTATTTTTAAGTCCTTTTGTTGATGGTGGCATAACTAATATAAGACCTACAGCACCTAATCATGGAGTAATAATTGGTTATGTAGTACATTCAAATGCTAACAATGGAAAAATTTATATTAAGATAGATAACGGATATGAAATCGGTGAGTTACATAATTGTTATTTGCCTTCTCCATTAAACAATCAGGGTATTTTTTGGAGTTCAGGAACTACTCGATATGAGAATAAAAGCATAACAACTGTATTAGGTTACACGCCTGAAAATGCAGCAAATAAAGGAATTGCAAATGGTTACGCTCCACTTGGAAATGATACTAAAATAGATGCGGCTTATTTACCAAGTTATGTAAGTGATATTTTAGAATATGCGAACCTTGCCGCTTTTCCTGCAACGGGGCAATCAGGAAAAATCTATGTAGCATTAGATACAAATAAAGTTTACCGTTGGAGTGGAAGTATTTATATTGAAGTTTCAGCAAATAGTGGAGTTTGGGGTTCAATAACAGGAACATTAGCAAATCAAACAGACTTAATAAATTATTTAGATACTTTAAGTTCAAGTATAGGAAACAATGCTGTAACATATAGCGGTCAATATAAATTGAATGGATTTCATGGAGCTAAATCTTCTTCAAGTGGATATAATGGTTACATTCATTTACAACCTTATTTAATTAATAATCCACATGTAA